ATACCGATATAATCCTCGATATGCATACGAACCGCCAATTCTAATCCTTGTAAATAACTATCTTGAGATTCATCACCAAACAAATTAAGTTGTTGAGTAATTTCATCTAAAGTAAGCCATCCTGTAGTTAAGGCACGATTAATCTGTTCAAATTTATCATAATTGAATGGATTTCTAGTGCCTGAACCAAATGGAATTTGTCCTAATATATCAGCCATAATTAACTTCCGTAAATAAAGACACCAGCAAAAGGATTTCTAACTGTTGAAACTACACGCTTTTCAGCATATAAAGTTATATATCCAGGTTGTGTTTGGTCGTATCTTTGAAGCGAAATTTCTTCATTATCAGCAATTGTCATAAACTGATCCCAACATGCTAAAGTTCCCATCAAAGCATCGGTAGCAGGAGCTTGGAAATAAGAATTAGGAATGACAGGAATACCAAATAAAAATACCGCCGCGCCGCCATCTGCATCACCTACTTCAAGCAATAATGGTAAACCAGCCGTATCTTTAAGTTTTCTTAATTGAGAAATTAAAGCAGGGTGCATCATCCATGCTGTAGAAGGTAAATACCAATATTGAGCTGGTAATAAGTTTAATGTATTAACTAAATCATCATATGTTGGAGCAGTATGACTAAATGCTTCATATAAAACTGTATGAAGTCCATTAGTAATTGCAGTTCCACTTGATCCGTATGAAGCCGCACTTGTGCTTCCAGGATATGTAATTAATCCTCGAACGCCATTAGTTGCGCCTGTGTTATATGTTGTAGAGCCAGCTTGATCCACATTTAATGCCATGGCTAAAGCTTCTGCTTGACTAAATTCAAGTATTAAATCGCTAACAACAGTTTCATCAATATTATTAATATCAGATAACAATGCAGTTCTTAATGGTAGTTGTGCTGATAAATTTCTTGTAGGTAATTGCCAAATGTTTGTAGCAATTCCTGGCGTTCCATCATTAGATGCAAATGTATAACCCCATGGATTATTAGTTCCTGTTTGATTTAAAACATTCCCTGTTTTAGCAACAAATTGAGCCGCTGAACCTGTAAAAGTTACTTCGCGCGCCCATCCTCTAAACGGATTTGCTAAACGGAGTGCCGCGAAAGCATCATCAAAATAAGTTCTTCCGCCTTTATCTAATCCGCTACCCGTAAGCTGGTTAGTTTCATTTACATCTAGGGCTTTTTCTTTAACAAGATTAACTTTAGCTTTACCTTCAGTTAGCGCTTGTTTAATGCCATTTAAAATTCTTTCAGATGTATTCATTTTTCTTTCCTAAAAAATTAGAGAGAGGGGGATTGCTCCCCCACCCTGAACAACATTAATTAAAGTCTAATGACTATTAATCAACATAAGCCGCTGATCTGTAACGGATAATGCTAAATGGATCAACCACAGATGTTGCCAAGCGTTTTTCACCATAGAATGTGATATAGCCTGGTTGTGTTTGATCGTAACGACGCATAACCATATTTAAACGATCAACGATAGTATGACCACGATTCCAATCACCGAAGTAAATTGGGTAAGCGTTTGTATTTACTGAAGGACTTGGTGTAGTAGGAATAAGTGGGTTAGAAACATACTTATTAACTACAACATCAAAACCAAGTAAAGTGCCAACAATACCATCATCGCGTGAAAGACCATCGATGTAAATTGGGCGACCATTTGTGTCTGTAAGACCACGAATTGCCGCTAACATTAATGGATTGATAACAAATTTAGCTGTTGGTGTCCAATATTGTTGTGGTAAAGCATAGATAAAATTCACAATGTCTTTATAAGAAACATTGTTAAATAAACCTACACCATTGCCAGCACCAGCCGCATCAGAACCATTAGGAATTAATTGGTCATAAGTAGCTAATGAATGTAAGCCACTTGATGAGCCTGTTCCTGTTGTTCCAAATGCCGCAGTAGTAGTTTGACCACCAGCGTATGTAGAAGCCGCACCAGCGTATTGATTAAGACCGCGTAAGCCATCAGAACCGCCGTAAGGTGTTGCATTGCTATCAAAAGCTACAGTAACTTGATCGTTATTTTGAATCATAGAAAGAGCTTCTTGTTGCGAAAACTCAAGCAACATATCTGCAACTGTATTGCTTTCAAGACCATCGATATCATCTAATGCCGCAGTTCTAACAGGGAATTGAACATTCAAATCTTGCAATGTTAATTGCCAAATATTAGTATCTAAAGTATTTGGATTTGGATGAGGTGATGAAGTATTAGCATTAATGCCATAACCCCACCATGCACCTGTGTTACCTGTTTTTGCTCTGAATTGGTAAGTAGCACCATCAGTTGCAACAGAACGAGATACACCGCGCATTGGGTTAGCAAGTCTTAATGCAAAGAATACAGGATCGTAAGCTGTTCTACCGCCCACGCCCGCACCGCCACCAATACCTGCTGGGTTACCAATTGCTGAAGCTTCTTTCATATAAGCATCATATTGACCAGCATCTTCAAACATTTTTAATTCTTTTTCTACTCTAGCACCGCCATCATAGAATCCTTTTAATTGTTCTTTAACAGAACGATTAACTTCTTGAGCGATAGTTTTGTAGGTTTTGATTAATGGAGCGCCTTCTTTAATTGAAGCAACTTTAGCTTCAAGAGATGCAACTTTTTCTTCAAATGATACTGCTTTTTCTTCAAAAGCTTTTTGTGCTTCCGCTAATTTAGCATCAACTTCAGTTTTAACAGATTCAACTGCTTCAACTTGAGCTTGCTCAATAGCGTCTAACTTTTCGATAATTTTATCTGACATGATTTATCCTTTAAGACGATTATTTAAAATTTTAAGCAATTCTCTTTCCGCAAAAGCGTTAAGAATTTTTTGCTCATCTACCACCGCATCAGCATCACTCTGAATAGGTGCTTTTTCAGAAACGATAATAGGCTCATCACGAGTTTCTATAACCTTTTTGAAAATTGAAGACGCGGTGGTCGCATCTTTTCTTGAAAGTTTTGCATCACGCAATGCCTTCTCGATTAGTTTTAAGTCTAAAGAGCCATCAGCTCTAAAGCACTCTAATTTCGAGATATTACATTCTAAATTGTTAGGTTGCATAACAATTGATACTTCTCTTAATCCGCCTTTAGTAATTTGGAAAAAACCATCTTCATCAGCGCCTACTTCCATACCTTCAGCATCAACCATTGAATATTCGTCAGCATAAGCACCAACAGATACACCGCCAACCATAGCTGGACTTTCTTTCATAATGGTATATAAGTCTTTACCAGCACTTGTATTTGTGAATAGTCTGCCTTTAGCATTCATGCCTTCATCCGTAAATGAAAACTCTTGCCATTCGCCTACAGGCATTGACATATCATTGTGTTGGAAATACATTGGAAGTGGTTTACCTGATTTAGCAAATTCGTCTGCCCATTGAGCAAAGCCTTCAGGTTTATAATTAAATTTACGACCATCAGCACCTTCGCGAGCGCCCCAAGTCGTTACAGTAGCTTCAATCATTCCTACGCTACTTAATGCTTCATCGGCAGATACGCCTAGAGCTACTTTTGATTCAAATAGAAACTTAATATCTTTAGTCATTTATTGGAACTCCCTTTGATTTCATCCCGTTAGTTTCAACAGGTTTAGGTTTGCGCTTTTTAGCCTGTTGGGTTAATTTATTGAGCAACTCTTTTAATGTCATTAGGCTTTACCTGCCTGACCTGTTTTGCCAACGCTAGAAGTATTGCCGCCGCCACCTGTATCTTGAGGTGTAGTGCCGCTAATAGGTTTAGTTTGGATTGATATATCTTTTAATTTGTCTGCGTCTGCTAGGTTTTGTTTTCCAAGATATTCTCTAGCTTCATTAGGTGTCATTATACCTGAATTTACACCTGCTACGGCATAATTCATTTGATCTAATGGTGCGCCCTTTAAAAAGTCTTCAGTTTGAAATTGAATTTTAAGATTTGGATATCCAGCAAGTAAACTTGCTTTAAATTTCTGTTCAATATTAGTAATTAACGGACACATAGTTGATTTGTAAAATTCATCAAGCATTGTTTGTGTATTATTGTATTTCATATCTTGAATACCAAGCATTGCTGGCGGCACTCCAAATAATCCGCAAATACGCTTCATAGTTTGATTTTTTAATTCTCTCGCATCAGCATCTTGAAGTGTAAGCATATTAAGGGGCATATATTTCATACCATTATCTAATAACATGCCTTGACCTGGTTTAGATAAATCAGTTGATCGTGATCCTGTTAAAGATGTCCAAGCTTCTTTAAGTCTTGCGGCAATTTCTTTAAATTTTGCATCAGGAATTACTTGATCTGTAACAAACATGCCTGAAGGTTTAGCGCCATTAAGCATAATAAAATTAGCATACAAATCAATATCTTGATCTAGTGATATTAATTCAGTTGCTAGAATACCTTTGTTAAAACCAGCGCTACCTTGCCAAGCCATTTCAGTTGCATGAATAACTTGGAAATATTCTAAAGGCTCATCCTTATTAAAACCATAAGTGCTAGTCGATAATCTATAAGTAGGATAACGAGTAGGCGTGATTTGAGAGGTTATTAAGGTTGAATCTAATAGATACATTTCCATAGGTGTAAGCGTAGAGTTTGTTTGCTCTTTGCGCCATAAAGCGGTAAAGGTTTCACCCGACAAGTCATACCACATTGACCACTGATACCAAAACTCGAACGAAGATTGATAGTTATTAGGATTGTTTAATAAATTATAAACCGCTTTAGCTTTAGCTTTATCGCGAGTTGAAACATTTGAATCCGTTACTGCATCTACTAACTTACCATCATCACCATAAGCCATAATTTTAATAGGCAATTGAGCTAATGCTCTTGCTTTAGCATTTACACAAGCCATAACAGTAGAGTTACGGGATAGCGTGGACATATCTAATGTCCTGCCTGCGGTATTAACGGATGATGTAGTTACATATAATAATTGATTGTTTGATTGATAACCTTGACCTGAAACATTGCGTAAGATGTTGTTACCAAGGGCGGTTTGACCAAAAAGAGTATTGCTTTCTTGCGCGTTTTGATTTGGTTTTCTTTTGAATATATCTAATATAGCCATGTTTTTCCTTTATATGCTTCTAAATCCAAATGATGTAGAAACTAATGGATGATCTAATGAGCAGTGCATCGCAATTATAAGTGCAATTATACCATCTACCTTTGCTGACTTATCTGCTTCATTTTTACGAATCTTAATATTGCCATTGACATCGGTATAAACTTCACAATTGCCTAATTGCCAACCCACAAATGGATTGCCATTGTGTTTGATAGCGTTTTGCATGATGAGCTTTTCAACATGCTTGGATGGGTTATTTAAAACCGCCATGCCTTGTCCAACTTTTTTAACAGGGATACTATTATCGTGTAGTCGAGCAACTAAAGAAGCCGCATTGTAAGCGTCATAGCCTACTTCTTTGACATTGTATAAACTAGCTTGTTGTTTTATATATTCGGAAATCTCTCGATCATCCATAACATTGCCTTCTGTGATATGCAATATTTTAGATTGAACGGCTTGGTCAAATATACCACGATAATGAGTTGGAATCAAGGATAACGCTTCTTCAGGCAAAAAGAATTTGAAATCAGCATAATAATCTTCGGAAGCATATCGTTTTAAAGTGCAAACTGCATTTAAGTCGCGAGTTGCCGCCAAGTCAAATCCAATAAACACTTCTTCAGGATCAGCTTTATCTTCGCCTATAGACTTATCCCAATAATCTCTATCAATCCATGCAGTGTTAGCGGATACATATACATTAAGAGTTTTGCAAAGAAATTCATTTAATGCTGGTGGTTTAAGTTTAGCTTGTTCGCATCGTTCTTTAATAGCTTCTTGATAAACTGATATGCCGTGCATAGGATTAGCTTTAGCCCAAGTTGTTTCATCTTTCCAATTGTCTTGCGGATCAAGTCCATATAACAAACCAAACCAATGAGGATTGTCAGGAGCATCGCCATTAAGCATTGATTCAAACGATGCCATATCTTCATAAAACTTTGTATCCTTTGTAAAGCTTGCAGTAGTAATAAAAATTCTTAAAGGATTTTTTCGTGCAACCATACCTGAAAATATAACTTCAATACTATTGCGGTCTATAATCTGTGCGGCTTCATCTATAATAGCGCAACTAGCATTTTTACCATCGCCTGATTTTTTATTATCGCGAGATAAAGCGCGGAACATAGTTTGACTGTCATTAGCTTTGCCAATCTCATATTTGCTTACTCGATACCATGC